TAATTGCCATTGTTATTTCAAAGGTATGATTGATTCTAGTTTAGGTGAAAATTTAGGATCACTTAGATCGTTTCCGTTTTTATCCTTAAATTTATTTCCGTTTTTTCTGATGAAATCTTCAAATGATCTTTTTTCATAATCGTTAATTATTTTTCCTAGTCTAACAGTTATAGAGTCTCCACTTTCAGAGTTTACTGGGAGTCCTCCCCTAACCTTTCCTTCTTTAAGTCCATACAGTTTGATAGCATCAGTTATTGATTTCCTAATTGTTTTGTTACCTATTTTATATTTCTCAAGGTGACCGAGCCAAGCATCAAACAAGTCTTGACCTTTATCGTTTCTATACTTTCTGGTATCAAACATTTCTTTTCCGATAGTACGATTGTATCTACCTTTCATTCCGAAGTCTGTATTCATTCCAGATAAAACCTCTAAGGTAAAGTCTTCCTTGCGTTTGCTGATATAAGCAGGAGAAAACCATTCAACAAAACCTGTTCTAGCTCGTTTAGCTATTTCTTTTTCACCGAAGATATTTCTGTAGTATCCACTACTACTCCCTCCAAATGTTCTTTCCTTTAGTTGATTTTGTATACCTTCTACACGTTTTGCGTAGGGATCAAGAATATCTTGTAGGTCTTTTACAAAAGCTGGACTATAACTGCCAACATAACCAGCAATAACCCTATTTATGCCTTTAGCTAGTTTACCTTTTTCAACTCTACCTGCTTCATCGTATGCAGAAAACAAATCTCCAATAGGTCTAAGGAAAGCTTTGTTATTAATCATTTCCATAAAACCTGCCATTGTTGTCATAACTAAATCCTTTTTAAGTTCGTCGGTAAATCCTGCATCCTCGTATTGTTCTTCTCTTCTCCAAAATGCAAAGGTATCTGATGCTATACTTAGAAAGCTTACGATAGGTTCAAACCTGTCATAGGACATTTCTATTCCACCGATTCTAATTACGTTAGGTTTCCATCCAGCTTGCATTGCTCTGATCTTTTCAGCTTCAGTCATGTGGTTACCATTACCAGTAATTCGACTTGAAGCAGCAGCACCGAACAGAGCAAAAGTCCAAGTAAAACCTAGGATACCATCTGCCATTCTATCTGCTTCAGCTTTTACCTTTTTATCCCTTAGTATTTTTATTTCACTATCTAGCTGCTGTTGCCTTAATCCCGTTGCTTTATCTCGTTTGATTTTTAATTCATCTATAGCTTTATCATACTCAACTTTTGTTAAATACTTTTGAATAAAACCACTAGAAGGAAAGTTATTAACCATCCATTGTCCTATTGCAGCAGGAGTTTTAGCGTATGGAAGAACAAAAGTTCTTACCAACCATTTACCTATACTATCATTTTTATAGTCTCTTGAATATTTAGCTGCTTTTTCTATCATTTTTGAAAACACTTGGTCAGCATAATCAGCTTGATATGTTATAGATAAACCTAGTTGCTCAACTTCCTCAAATTCCTCTAACATATTCCATTTGAGCATACTAACCTTCTTGTCTCCACCAAATCCAAAAGCTTCTTTACTGGATACAATTTCTCTACTGGTTGCTTTCTCAACGTATTCTTTAAGGAATTTTTCTAGTTCATTACCTTTGATTCCTTGTTCTATAGCTTTTTGTAAAGCCTCACTTCTTAATGCTCTCATAGTACCCATAGTTCGATAAACATCGTCTACAGTTCCCATTGCTCTGAAAGATATAGATGTAAATAAATCAAAGAACTTCGCTAATGCTCCTGCGTCATCTAGTCTGTCTACTTCATCTATAAAATTATTTAACAGTATTCTCCCCCTTTGATTATCTGTTCCGTATAACTTAACTATTTGAGATAGTCTATTAGCTTGATCAGGAGTCATTTTGGTCATTACGTCAATGCCTACAATATCCTCTATGTCGGTAATACCTTCATCCTTTGCTAAATTATAAACATCCTGTTGATATCTTGATCTAAGTCTGGGATTAAAAGCTGATCTACCTCTTTTAAAACTGCTTAGTCCATTCTTTACAGCATCCCAAAAGCTAGAAAAGTTAACCATTGTTTTGATCTCAGCCATAGCATACTGAAGCTCATCAACGTTATCTAGGTTAGAGTTTATACCTTCTTTCTTAGAACCTTTAATATAAAACAAAGCTCTTATAGCTCTTCGTATCGGTTGATCTATCATGTGTATCATACCCGAAACAACACCAGATAGTATAATGTCAGGACGAAATAGCATCATACTTTGACGAAAGCGATCACTAGCTACTTTAAACTTTGTCCAACGAGTTGGTATTTCTCCAGTTGTTCTACTATTTAAATCGTTTAGTTTGTTAAATAGACTTTCAATCAACTCCTCTTTGTTTTTTATGTTCCTAACTTTATTGCTTAAATCTCTTTTTGCATTTCTAAGCTCTTCTTGTAAGGGAGTTATTTTCTTCTTATCTTTTAGCCTAGCTTCAAAGAACTCAACAATAGCATTATCATCACCAGAAAGTAAAACATCACGGATTGCATTGATTTCAGATTCCATTTCTTCTTCTTTAAGAACTTTGGAAACCAACTTACTGTTAGCTATTTTAGCTTTTTGAGACTCTACTAGCTCTTCTAAATCTCTTTTTAAATTAGGTTCTAAGTCTAATCTAGCTAATATATCGTACCTTTGTTCCTTAATTATTACACTAGCTAGGTTATCCAACTTACTACTAAAGTATGAATTAAATTCTTCTTGTGAAATTATTTTTGATCTTTGTAACCTCCTAATTAAATCTTCTATCTTTGCAGGGTTTTTTGCTAAGTTAGCTAAGTCATTGAGTTCATTTATAGATCGTTGTAGATTTTGTTCGTCCTTTAAAGCTTTCTCTTTGGCTTTTTGTTTTGTTGATTTTTTAGCCTCCTTTGCTTGTTCTATAGCCCCTTGCAAACGTTTTTCGAGTGTTCTACTTAAAGCCTGTAAAACAGGTACTCTTCTTTTAACAAGCTTTTGTTTTCCGTATTTAGCCTTTAGATTGCGTACTATAGAATCCTCATACTTATCCCAAAGAGTTTTCTTAGACTTCATCCCTAAAGCCTTTACAACATTCTTCATTATCCTAGGTAAGGCTTTACCACTATCGACTTCTTCTACAGCTTTAAGTAAAGCATCACCCTCTAGATCACCTACAAAAGACTTTAAGTATTCTGGGTCGTTTACATCTTTTCTTTTACCAATGAACTCTAGTAGTGAATCTATCTTATCTAACCTGTCAGCAACCTCTTCGCTAAAGTTTACATCTCTATTAAAGTTTCCTTTATTTAGGTCATCTAATATAGATTGTTTGTTTGTGTTCTTTAAAAGTGTTTTACCTTCTTTTCTGATTTTTTCTAAATCTTTTCTTGCGTATTTTCTTCCAGTTAATCTAAGTGCTTGAAGAGTTTTACCTGCCATAGTACCAGCTTTTGCTCTCAGAATTGTAGCACTCCTAAAGTAAAGTAAATCAACTTCTAGTTCTTTAATTATATTTTCTATTTCAGTATATTCAACCGCTTTAGTACTTGGTGATCTTCCTAAACTTTTTATGCGTGTACTTAAATCTGCTACGTGCTTCATTAATCCGAAGTTAGCAGTTTCTACGTCTAGGTTTAGTTTAAGTAGTAAAGAGGGTAAATCCTTGGACTTTATAAAGTTATCTATTAAGTCATCATTTATAGCTTCTTTAGCTTCCTCACTACTTTTACCTTTAACCTTATCTAGTGTTTCATTGATTTTTGCTCCGTAATCTTCACGTACTTTAATAACGTTAGTTTGTTGCGCTATCTCGAAATTTACATCCTTACTTACTGAAGCTAGGTCTTCACTAACATTTTCGACTAGTTCGTCGTGTAGTTTTACAGCTATCTCTTCAGCTTTTTCTGGTCTAATGTTTCCGTCTTCGTCAAAAGCATCTTTAGCTAGGGTTTTAACTTCTTTTAATGTACTCGTAAATTTATCAACAGTAGATTCTAGTGATCCTCGCTCTTCAGTTTTATTAAGTTTTTTAGCTCTTCTTTTTCTTCTGAACTGTTTAAACCTACGAAGTCCAATGTTAATACCTGCTCCTAATGCTGCACCTATGTAAACATCATGCGCCCTATGTGCTATACGCTCTAGTATTGTATCTTCATCCTTTACGTCAGCTATAAAGAAATCAACCATAGCACCCTTAACCATGCCATCGGATGCAATTTTAGATATTAATGCTGTTCGCCTTGCGGTATTTGTAGATATACGACCAGACTTAACTAATCCATCTACAGTACTTTTGAATGCTGTTTGAGCTTTTACTGCTGGCTTGCTTTTATTGATTAAGTCTAAACCTTTCTTTACCTTTGATGTTTTTGCTAATACACTTAAAACACCAAATCCTACAGCAAAAGTTCCAAGTTCTGTTACTAAATTTGATCCAAATCCTTGTTCAGAATCTTCACCGAAAACTATAGATTCAGAATCGAACTCAGCCTTTTTAACAACTCCACCTGTTAGATCGTGTGCTGTATTTCTAAAGTCATCCATAAAACGCAAAGGAACTCTTCCTAAAGTTGAAGCTGCTTTAGAGTGCCAAGGCTGTTTGTACTTGCTACTTTCTATGAGTTCATTAACTCGCTCCTCATCATAAGTTAAAGGTCTAAGGTTTCGATTGGAAGAAAAAGTATTAAATGACATAGTGTTTTAAAATGTTATTGGCAAAAATTCTTCTTCCTTTATCTTTTCAATAACAGGAAGTTTCTTTTGACCCCCATCATACCAATTTGCACCTCCTAAAGGTTTGAGGTATGATTTAATTTTATCCGCATTATCTTTAAATGCTTGGATTTTTGTACTTTTAAATTCATCATTTAAAGACGTTTCTAATATACTTTTGATATTACCTCGTTCTTCGGTTAAATCGTAAGCATTAGTCAACGCTTGTTGAGCGGATAGGAAATCTAAGTATTCATCTAGGTTTTTTATTCCAAGATTTTTGTAAAACCATTCAGCTTGTGGATGCGTTATAGACTTAGAAACATCTGAATTTTCGTTTTCTAAATCTTCAAACTCTTTTTGAGTTTCTCTTAAAATATTATAAACATTAGGGTCTTCGTTATCGTAATCCCAAGAGCTTCCTTTTACTATACTATTATCAAATAAAGGAACTGTAAAAGGATCAATGTTTTGTAATTCATTTTCTGGAATGTGATTCGGACTCATGTAACCTATACTTCTGCGATCACCTTCTTTTTCTGCTCCTTTTTTGGTTTTAAACATATTAAAGGAAAGTCCAATTAATTGATCCCTCCTGCTAAGTTGGGAAGGATTCTTTTTACCTTTATTAAAAGTTTGTATAGGTTCAAACTGCTCTAAGTAGGTTACAGAGTTTTCTAGCAATGTTTCTGAGTCAATATTTGTTCCAGAAATAACAGGAACTCTTTTTATAATGCTGTCAGTAAGGGCTTTAAATTTTAGTTTAGATTCCTCTTCTATAGCGTTAAAGGCGTTATTTTGTATTGTCAGTAATTCGTCACCCTCTGGAAGTTTTCCAGTTTTTCTAAAATATCCGTTAACTCCTGCTCTTATGTTATCGTCTAATGACTTTCTAAATTCGTTTTCTAATATTACTGCTTCAGCTGCGAATTCTCTAGTAATCTCAGACACCATGTGTTTTTTAATCTCATCGTCTTTACCCTTATATTCGTCAAGTTGTTCTAATAGGCCAAGCGCACTTGTTAATCCCCTTCCTCTTAAAGCTTTTATTTCCCTTGCGAGATTTAAACTACTTTCGTTATTTTCTTTATCAAGGGTTGTACCTAGTGAATCCCTTTTTCCTCTTTTATGTTCTCCAACAAAAAATACTCTATCCTTGTTTGTTAGTTGATTTATATCATACCCATAATCGCTGAGTATAATTTGTAATCCCATTCTGTTTCCTTGTTGTCCGTTTTTAAAAACGATTTTAGCTATATCCTCTCTAATTCCAGAGTCCAAGTCTTGCTGTAACTCTTCAATGCTTTGATCAAAAAGATCGTTACCTAAAGCTTTTCTGTAGGCTTTTTCGTAGACTTTATTATTTGGTAAAACCTTTTTAATAAAAGCTTCAATGTTTGGATCTCTTTGCCTATAAGCATTTAAAAGATTTTCAATATCTGCTTTTTGATTTTCATTAAGGGAATCTTGACCTCCTAAATCTTTTATAAAATCCTCAAGCTCAGAAATCTGACTATCATCAGTTAATGCCATTTGAATCATTTCGGGCAATGCCGTTAGATTAATGTCAGCATCTCTAGAATCTATTTCTGTTTTTTGTTTTAGGTTAGCTTCGTAACGACTTTGTGCTGAAGATAAAGTAAAGTATTTATCAGGACTTATAACGCTTAAAGAGTTTGATCCTTTTGCTCCTTTAGTAATTTCAAACAATCTTAACAGGTCTTTGATTCTTTCATTTTTTTCAAACGATGGTTCTCCACCCATTAAAGATCGAATGGTATTTTCTAACGTTTTAATCTGTAGCTCTTCGTTTTTAATTTCATCAGGATGAAGATTACTAAATGTATTTACAGCTTCACCCATAGTTTCTTGAGTAGCAGATATTAACGATGCGGAAGCATGATTAATAGCCTCTTTGTTTTGTAATGCTACTATATTATTATTCCTAGCTGAAATAGTACTGGCATAAAATTCGTTATTTTTGCTTCGTACTACTTTATTAAATGCTGCTAACCCTAGGGAATTATTTTCAAACTGAGACGCATACTCTTGATAGACTTCGTCTGTTATTCTTTTAATGTATGCTTCTGGATCACTACCATCACTTAGGTCATTTGTAATAGCATCTTGTATTCTACTTCTTAATTTATTTCCATATTCATCACCTATTCTTGATCCCATTGTTTGGGTAAAACCCATACGAAACGCAACACTTTGACTTTCGTTTAACTTACCTTCTTTAATTAGTTTATCTTGTATTTCTACGAGAGAGTTTAACGATGCTTGTTCTTCTGCGTCTGCTGCTAACTTACCTAGCTTTTGTCCTCTTTCTGTTTGAACTGCTTTTACTCCAAGAAGACTGTTGGATATATTTATACTTGAGTCCATCGTTTCAGCGAAACTCAAGAAAGAATTTTTAGGAGCAGCTTTGGTTACTACTGTACCACCTCTTCCAGAACCCTGTGAAATAGCTGCTTGAACTACTGGTGCTTGACCATAAGGTAGTGGAACTTGCGCTCTATTTTCGTATGTTTTACGTGTTGACATTAGGATTTTTCTAAGGATGGAGGGTTAGCTATATCGTAGTACTGTTGTCCACGGGCATAGGCAGTAGCACCTTTCTCAGCAGCTTGAAAAGCGGAGGTAATAAAGTTAGGACTATCAATAGGTCTGTTCAATGCTGTAATATTACTTTCAGACATTAAGCCTATATCACCAAGTTGAATATCTAAATTAACTGCTTGAAATTGTTGTTGTTGTTCAAGTGCTGCAAGGTATCTACCTTCTTGTCTTGAAAACTCATCTAGTACAGCTTGAGTTGATTGTCCACCTACACCAGCTTCTCCAGCAGATACTAAAGCTTTTGCCATAGCCTGTCTACTTTCTTCAGCTATGCGTTGCTTTTGTTGTAATGCTGATATGTTTTCTTGAGCTTCCCTTTGCCTTGCTACTAGCATTTGTCGTTCGGCACGTTCTCTTTCCTGCTGCATAGCAATAGCTTGATTACGTTCCATTGCTCTGGCTTGCTTACGTTGACCGATAAATCCTAGCGCACTTGATCCTATACTAAGCGTTGCTAGTCCTGCTGAGTATGCTGCTGCTGAAGTTGCTGCTGCTGTACCTCCCAACATTGTTGCACCTAAAGCTCCTATAACTGGTGGACACATAATATTTAATTCTATTTGTGGATTATAAATTCCTTATATCCTTGGGGTTCCTCATTTAAAAACTCAGCACCTACCCACTCTAACCATCTCATTGATATAGTGTTGGCAGTACCTACTACATTTACTAAAGCCTTTTTATTTCCCATCAACTTATCTATCCATTCTCTGGAATGTCTTAGGAATGTATTTCTAATGTTCTTTATTCGATCAGTTCCCAATAACCATATAACTCCTATATCTTCGATATGAGAATCACATACACCGAAACAGGCTGTTACATGACCTCCTGATACAATTGTGTATGCTTTGGTAGAGTTATCAAAAGAACTTTCGATTGCTTTATACGGATGAAATCCTAAACCAATAACCTCCAGTATATCTGCAATGCGAAGTTGTTCGTGAAGTTTCCACATATCCAAAGCTGGAATAGAAACTCTTATATAGCAATCTTTATAAGTTACTCTCTTATCCTGATCCATATCTTCTTGATCTAGGTGCTATAAAGCTTTCAAACTCCGCAGACAATAATTTAGCTGGTAGAGCAGAACTAGATTTAATTTTAATCTTTACTTTATCTGGTTGTGCGTGAACAGGAACTCTAAACATTCCACTATCTAATGCTATTTTTCCTATTTTAAAATCCGCTCCAAGTTGTGTAGAGTTAAACGAATATGTAAAGGTATCGCTATATTCTGGGGTTACTTCTATGGAAAAGAATCCAGTATCGGAATACTCTACAGCTAGGTTTCTTATTATTTGATGAACAAAGTCACTAATAGACCTGCCTCCTCTTTCGCTTGGTTGTTTTAGAGGAAGAGTTGAAAACTCATATTCCATTTCATATTCGTGACCTAAGTAAAGCCTATGACCTGCAAAGTTTGCACCAGACACTTTAACAGTTGTTCCGTTTACCTTAGTGGTTTCATATCTGGTTCCGTCTTCCGTATAGACTACAGTATCTCCCATAGGATCGTAGCTTATGTTTGATATAGTACTTTCTTTAGTACCCGAATCGTAGCTAACATCGGAAGACCCAATACCATATTCGATTCTATTATCCAATAAAATGGCATGGTTTGTAGTTATACTCGATTCCGTTAGTCCACTCTCAAAAGGTATTACACTTAAAAATGATCTCCTAGTTCCACTACTTACTACGTATTCGGATTGAACTATGTATAGTTTACTATCAATAAAATTGCATCCTATGATCTGATTGCGAAACCTAAACTTACTCCAAGAGCTTTGAAGTTTTTCTTTATTTTTTCTAAAGTATTTATAAACGTATAGGTCTTGTTGATCTGCTGATGATGTACATACTATAATATTTTCAGCAGTACTTCCCCTCATTTCCCTAATGTCGGCTGGAATATACTTAGGTACGTGTTCTGTTATCTCAAAGGCATCATAAGTGCTTGATAAGTCATCAATAGTAAATTCACGTATTCCTTGATAGTCTCCCCTTGAAAAAGGAAAGTATACAAATCCACCTAGGGATAGAGGGTCTATTGTAGAGTCAGATGTGAATTGAGTTGCTGGATTTATGTTTACTGTAGATGGTGTTAATATATCGTTGCCTCGTAAAATAAACTGAGCAGTAGGAGACATTAATAAAAGCTTTTCTTGAAACGCTACAGCAGCTTGTAAATCACTAACATTTGGATGAGCTACAGATACATCAATAAGAGCTGAGTCTAGTAAGCTAGTTGTAGTAGTCCTAAAGAAGTTGAAAAAGTTTCCAGCCTCACTCATTACTACATTATCTTTAGTTAGAACTCCTAATCTATTTTTGAAAAAGAATATATCATTAATTTTTTGACGAACAAAAGAAGGAAACGGATTAGTATTATCATCTCCTACAGTTCTATGATCTAACACACATTGAAGCAGCTTGTAGTTGCTACCAGTAGTTTCGGGTACGAGTTTTAAAGGAAAAGTTGCAGTATCAATTCTTAAATGTAAGTTTTGACCATCTGATTCAAAGGTTCTTGTTCCATCGGGATCGCTATTCGCTTGAAAACCAGTAGTTTCAACCCAAGAACCCTCTCCAAAATCTTCTCCATTTTTCGTTACAAATTTAACATAGTAATCATCTTCACCTATTTCCGTATCTCCTTTAACTTTAATTTCAAAGTCTTCAAAGGCTTTAGCAGGTAAGTCTGTTATAGATGATACTTCTTTATAGGCTAATCCTAATCCTTGATCATTTAAATCATCGGATACACTTAGTTCATGCGCTCCAGTAAAGGGTTGATTTACAGTTGTTCCTGTCTGCTTGAGTCTTAACCTCATTACGTTACCGAAAATGTGAGACTCTATTGTGTATCCTCCAGAATTAAACTCACCTATGCCATCAGAAGTTTCGGTTCCGTTTTTTTCAAATGTTTCCTTATTAGGATCAAAGTTCGGTGAAAACTGTTGTCCACTTACTAAGTCATACCCCTGCTGAACATTATTTCCATATTTAAGTACTGGAAGTATTCTATTACTTTTTACAAGTTCGTCTTCGTTTGGTGAATATGCATACGTTACTCCACTACTTCCTTTTCCTAAGCTTATTTTATATTCTTTACCTTTAGCGGCTTGCTTAACAAACACTAAAGCTTCATGTGCGAAAGCAGGTTTAGTTAATGCATTGTTTGTATCTTCTGTTACTTCTTTAGACCTGTTAAGTATAAAAGTAGTATCTGCAATAGTGACTATTTTTAAGTCTTTTCTTGGGTTTGATGTTTGAAGATATTGATTTGTTGCTCCATTAGTAATTGAAATAGAATTGTACGTATTATTTTCTTCATCGATTTTCCACATTTGTACAGTACCACCAAGCGATGTATTTACTTGAGGTTCTACAACTACTAAATATCTTTCAGTTTCTGACCCTCTATCTATAATATCGACAAAAGTGTTCGGAGAAAGAAGACCTGCCTTTAATTCTTTTAAAATTCTAGTATTAGGTCGTTTAGTTAGACCTTCGATAACACTACTTAAAGCGTTTACTTGTGTCTCAGCCTGTCCAGAAAACCTAAGATTTGTTGGTTGCTGAGATACACCCTGTGTAAGGTTAGGTACGCTAGTGTTTATTAATCCCATTAGAATTCTATTTTAATTGAACCTGTTCGATTTATGACCCGATAGGTATCATGGTTATCAAATATATTTAGGTCTGCTGTTTCGTTATCACTATCTAATGCTCTTGCCCTAGCTTCGATTTCATCTCTGATCGTAAGACTTTGTATTTCTGAGCTTGAGAGATATCTACTAGCAAACTTCCTAGCTGCTCGTATAGAAGCGTAGTGCCTAAACTGTTCTGGCATTTCGTCAAAGTCTAACAGGAAAACAATGGATACTTCTATATCATTATCGAACTGGTCGGTATGGTTTTTCCTGTCATAAAGCTTTGTGCCTCTTTGTACTATATCAATATCATTATACTTACCTACTACAGTATCAATCCTGAGTGTATTTAATGGTAGTATGATTTGATTGGTTACGGCATCCTTACTTAAATTGTATTCGTGTTCGGTGTTAAAATGCCATCCGTCACTTTGTATTTCTTTCGTAGTTTCGTCTAGCACGTTTTCGGCTAAGACTACGTTTGCGGATCGTGCTGATCCAGTACCCAAAGAGTTAACAGGCATTTCCCCGATAACCCCTAACATTGTATTTACTGCTTCTAGTTTTGTCGTGAGATTTGCCATGATAATAAATTGTTGTCAAGGAGGGGACTCTTGCAAGACCGACGAGAACCAAACAAGAAGAGTCCCCTCACAAGACAACGATAGAGGGAAGTTAATTACTTAACCAATTCGATAGCACACTCAGGACGGAGAACTCCGTGACCCATTGCATACTTAGCGACAAAGAGAGTTCCTTGACGTTCGATTTGGTATTCAGATTCAGTAGCTAGATCAAGCAGCTTAACTGTACCAACAGCAGCAGAATGACCAACGAAACCGATAGTATTGGAGAAGTCTCCGTTGTAACCAGTACCAGCACCACCGAATACATCATTAACAGCACCACCATCACCAGAAGTTGTACTAGATAGGTCGGTGCTTGGAATATGAGTACTTTTGTACAGTTGGATACCAGCAATAGAAGCAATTGATCCGCTTGATACACTACCAGAACCACCTACATCAGTATTAACAGGAGAGGTAAGTGAGAATGCGTTATTAGAGTCAGCACCAGTAATCAGCTTGTAGTATTGCTCTGGAGGAAGAACGCAAAAGCGACCATCGGATGGTACGTCATTTTCGTCTAGCTTTTGAGCAGCACTAAACAAGGCAGCAACAAGAGCAGCACCAGTAATTGCAGTAGAAGCTGAGTCAGCGGAATATCCACTAACACTTGTGAATTTATTTTGGGTAACATCAAGACTACCTCCAGTTTTTCCACCAGTAATAGCAGCACTAGAGCGAGCTGTAGCAATAAACGTTTTAATAACAGCAGTATCAAAACGATTAGCAAGTTCTTTACCTAACTCTGATGAATATACACTACGAACATCATAGTGATTCATTAGGTCATCAATGTTAGCAAGGAACGTAGCAGCTACTAACTGTTGATCAATGCTGATCTCACGCTCTCCGTGTCTAATGCTAGACAGATAACTTGAATTTGAAGCAAGACTCTCACCTGGGGTGTGGTATTTAGAAGTAGCAACTCCTGTTACAGGAAACTGAGCAGACTTTCCGTCACTAATAGTGCGAACTGTGTGCAAAGGTTTCATGATGTTTTGTTGCTCAAAAGTCGTAAGGATTTCTCCACTAAACTTTTTAAGAAACAATGCAGTTTTGTCGGAGCCTTGATTATTAGCACCAACTCTATTTGGGGTCGTATTAGACATGATAATTAATAATTAATGTTTATTTAGTTTGGATTGCATTCCTATTAGCGTTTGAAAGTTATCCATCGCAATGGGCTTTTACTACTTAACTTAGGTTTGCTGTTAAAAAAAAATCGCCCCCAACCAAAGGAAAGAAAGAAGTAAGAAAACTTTGGTTGAGGGCTATGGGTAACAATGCAATGTATAATAACCAGTAAATTATTCTTTTTCTTCTTCTGGGTCAAGTCCTGCTACAAAATGTCCTTCATTGTATTCAATCTTGTTAGCAGATAATTCCCATTCTTCTCCGTTCCAAAAGTAAGCTTTACCCTTAACGTTTGGTCCCACTCTTATCATTTGACTTTGGGAGTCTATGAAAACTACCCTCGTGCTGCCGCATCCGCTCAAGAAAACGCTCACGATCAGGACTGACAGGAGCATCTTTAGCTTTAACAGGTTTTTTAACTTCACGTATAACATTTTTAAAGAGTGCGTTTAAAATAGAAGTAAGTATACCTAAGAGTATTTTCACTTATCCTTGGCCTTGCCAACGTTAATAGCTAGAAGGTCGATAAACTTGTACGCTTTTTTAACAAGTGAATCATCTTTAGGTGTAGGAGTAACAGCAGCAATTGCAGAAGCAAGAGCTACTGCTGACGTTAGAATGAGGAGTAAACCCTCCCAGTTTTGTTGTATGTATTCCATGATTATAAATTTGAACTAACGGCAATTCGCCTTTCCACTTCTTCATGGTAGGCTTTTTCTCCGTTTTTGTAACGTGGATCGGACATAGCTCTTTGAACTTCTTTCCAATCACTAAAAGGCATAGTGGATGAACCTGATGTATCTCCCATAGTTAGGTTAGGAGCAGATGGATTGTTACTTGCATAGCGAGCATACATTCCACTAACTGCCATTTTTGCAGCATTAATATCTCCACCTTCTACAACAGAGTTAAAGGCATCTATTTCTGCCTGACTGAGGTTATCTGATGCCCATTGTCCCATCTCTTCGTACTTGCCGTTAGCAGCAGCTTTTATTTCTGAGTCACGTTGTGCTGTTAAAGCTTTCTGTCCTTCGATGTAGGCATTTACAATGTCTTTACTAATTCCAAACTCTTGTAATGTTTCATACGTTTGTTCAGATAGTTGACCTTGATCCACAAACTCTTCTGAGGCATAGGTAAGAACCTCTGATGTATTTACTTCTACAACCTCTTCGGTTTGTTCAGAATTATCTGATTCATTAGAACTTAATTTATTCTCTAACTCTCCATAGGCTTTTGCCATTTCTTCTGGAGAACTAAACTTTTCGGGCAACCACTCAGGTCGATCTTCCGAAGGAGGTTCTGGCACTTGTTCAGCTTGTGGCTGTTCTACTTGTGCTTCTTCTGTTGTAGGTTCTACTTCACCCTCTGTAGGATTATTTATCGTTACGGATTCCATCGTTATTCTTGTTGTTCTTCCTCTGTTTGTTGAGCTTGGTTACCCAAAGCATTTATTGCTGGACCTCCAAGTTGTGATGCTAAAGCTTGCAGTTGTGCTTGCTGAGTGGCTTGAGCTACTTCTTCTTCTGTTTTTATTAGACCCTCTGTTTCTATACCTAGAGAAGTTGCTCGTCTAGTAAAATAGTCACTAACATTTAGATACTGTTGTACAGCTTGAGGACCAACTATTTGGTTAGCACCAGCAATAAACATATCTAATTTATTTAAATCATTACCTCTACCTAACGCTTCAACGCCAGTAGTAATTGTAGGTTTAACAATGTTCTTGGGTAGTTTAGGTAGTTTACCTTTGCTGGTCATACGAGTCATAAGACGTTCGACCATAGGCATTTGAAACTCTTGGCTAAGAATACTGTACAATCCACCAAGAGCAGTTTCCAGTTCCTGACTAAGCATACGAATCTCTTCAGCAGTTACTCGTTCAGCCTGTCTAACTACACTACTGTTTAACAAGAAGGCATTTGATAAACGTTCTTGTATTCCTCTCATGGTTTCTTGAGCTACTCTAAAGTCGTTAAACTTTTGTAGTTGTAGGACACTTACGTCACCAGCATTACCTTGTACGATAGCACCATTAGAAGATTCAGATAGTGTACGTGCTTTGGTAGTTCCGTTAGGATTAACTAGGAATAAAACTTTAGCAGCAGCAGCAGAACCCTCTACGATAGCTTGTGTAAGACTTTCTAAGGACTTGAGATCACCTAAGTATTCTTCTACAAATCCACGACCATAATCTTCACCATCAATCCTAGTATATCTAAGAGGAATAAATGGTGATTGACCTAATGGATAACTACCTGAGTTTTCTTCTATACGAATGCCTTTAACATCTTGGAAGACTTCAAACTTATCTTCTTTTCTGCATATAGCTGTATAAAGATCACAAGTATTTTCTTTGCTATCACTATAAGCAGCATTACGTACCGACTCAGGTAACATCATAGGAGATATAGATTCCTTGATAGCTATGTGAGTTACGTTACCCATTGGATCACGCTTAACAACATAACGATCTAACCTAAACACTCTCATTCCTCCTTGATCTGGAAGATAGATAAGAGAGTTACCAGTAACAATAAGTTGCTTTAAAGCCTCGAAAGCACCAACACGAAACGCCTGTGACTCTATCTCCTGCATTATACTACGTTCGTGAGTAGCAAGAGCTTTGTCTAGTTTTGTTTTTATTTGTTCCGTTTGCGCCTGACCTAGTTCTTCTTGAGCCTTTTGCAATTCGCTTCCATCTATAGACAGTCGAAAGAATGGCGCATTAGGTGGAAGAAGTGCTAACAGAAGTTTACTCGCTAGATTGTTTACTCCTCTTGCTCCTATGCCTTGATACGGAGTGTAGTAGGTAGTAGAAGCAGAGTGTCCATCTGGAGGTAGAACGTAAGGAATAGTTAATTCAGATGCGTCTCTACCTCGTCTAAGAAAGGAATGCTTGTTTCCCTCTAGCTGAGTATAAATCTGTTGAGCAGTTTCGTACATTATCCTAATTGTTGAACTACATAACTACCACTACCTAATGACATAATCATTACTGGTTTCCACTTGGTAGTTGTTGAGTATTGTGCAGTTCCTCCATTTCGAGTAGCACTTCCAGACACACTTACTTGAAGTTGATTGGTTCCGTCTACTAAAACTAAATAACAAATGAATCCAGCCTTTAAAGTAGCATCGTTCATCTGAAAGTTTACAGCACCCCCAGTAGTATCTACTTTAAATATAGAACCTTGATCTGCTTGCGTTAGAGTTTTGGTAGAGTCTGAGCTAGTAACGTTTGCCGATACTGGGTTTATAGTTTGTACCTGCTGAAACGTAGCATCTGAAGACCCTGCTGTACTCGTAGCAATAGCTAACCTGTTAGTGTCTGTAGCAAAAGCAAACTCTCCTTCAACACAATCCTTTACAAACTTAGTAGACAGATCGGCATCCGCTCCAGTTCGTACTTTAATGCGGAAGTTTTTGTTATTTAGTTTGTTCATTAATCTATAGCTTTGTTAAGACAAGGTGAGTTGGGTCGCAAAGAAAGATCACCATTAGCAGCATCAACAAATAAAGGATCAGAGTCATCACCGATACCTGTTAAAGCCCAGTTATGAAACCAGTTATTAACATTTGAGGACGATTGCCCAACAAACCAATCCATGTCGCCACTTTGATTATTTGTGGAAACGCAAGAAAATATGCAGTTCTTAGCGTAAATTGTTTGATTGTTTCCGTTTAGCCTAGAAACAGTAGGTTGATAAACAGAACAATTATATAGCTTTATCTTTTGGGCAGTTATCTGAAAATGCACTCCATAAGGAAACGTGCATCTATTCATGGTTTGAATGCCTTCGTCTGCTGCCATAGTAGTAGGTTTATTAGTCCACGTACAATCGTTAAAGGTAACATCCTGACAGCTTGATCCTGCTGCTACGTTTGTATTTACTGATCCACTAATCCTTATTTTATTTACTTTAACGTGTCCGTCACCATTTAAGGTTCCATTTGAGAATGCCATTCCAGTAGCTAGAGGAACTTGAAAGTTTTTAGCTTCCCATGTAATGTCATCGGTAGTTCCTCCTATGCTTCTGAAGTTGGTGTATGTTCCATCAAGCATAATTATCTTACCACCTTCTCCAGCAGCAGTTTCGGCAGCAGCAATGTCGCTAGGCCAATGATAAGGGTTAGATTCTTGACCTAAGTTGGAACCACTAGCTGCTCCAGAGTCTACTTCAATATATACAGTTGCCATAATTAATTTAAGTTAAGTGTTAAAATGTTCCTCCGTCTATTAGAAGATGATGACCATGTCCTCCTAGAGGTGCTTGTAGTTGTTGGTAAAGTGGAAGACCATTGGAACTAGACATATCACTATCCCCACTAAAAGCAGATGCTCTTCTTGTTGTGTTAGGTAGGATAAACTCAATATCAGGTTCTTCTGGATCGTTGTAAGGAACTATACCTACAGAAATTGTAGTTGTGCTTGTTTTTCCAATGACCTGCAAGACATCGTCTTTAACCCTAACGAGTGCGCTAAAGTCTGAATCAACTCCTCTAAATGGTTGGTCGGGAAACGCACCTAAATGTTTATTGTCAGTTCCCCTATTGTACTTACTAACCGCACTTTCGATTTGAGAGGTTGGAACACTAATACTTGTTAATTGCGATCCGTCAACTGCTGGTATTTTACCATTACTATCTAGTTGTAAAACTCTGTTTGCTACAGTACCTACATCTAAAACTGCTGAATCACCCAAACCTAAGTTAGTTCTGGATGCACTAGCATTTGGTAAGTCAGATAGGTTACTATTTTTATTTAATGCACTTGTAATTCTAGAGTCATCTCCAGCAGCAACAGTACCAGAAGCTGTACCAGTATCTTTTGTAGCTGCTGTACCTAATCCTAATGTAGTCCTTTGAGCAGCAGCATCTGCATCGTCTAATAAAGCTTTACCAGCAGTAGTTAGATCGTAAGTAGCTGCTGTACCTGATCCAGTAAACTGTATGCCTTTATTTGCTGCTGAAGTTAGTCCTGCAATCGCTGATAGTTCAGCATCTTGAGCTTGTACATCTGTACCTATTGCCAAGCCTAAGTTGTTTCTTGCCGCACTAGCTGTACTTGCACCTGTTCCTCCATCAGCTACAGCTAAGTCAGTAATCCCAGAAACAGAACCACCAGTAATATTTACATCTGTTTGATCTCCCTTTAATAGGTTAGCTACTGTAATCCTTTTTGTTGTGATTGGACTCGTTGCGTCAACAACAGGTAAATAATCCGCTGAAGCTGGTTTGGCATTTAGCTCAGTAAGTTGTGATATTTTTCTATCAGGCATTTTATGTTATTCCCAAATTAAATAATTATTATCTTCTGTTAAAATAAGGTTGTTAGATTCTGTTAGTAGTCCGTTTTCTGGGCCTATACTACCACCACCTGGACTTACGGCATCAGGTCTACCAACGTAATCTACTGATTCTAGGTCAAGAAACTTATTAGGAAGTCTGCCTAGTACAGTAACCTTGTTGGGATTGTCTAACATTATAAACCTATCTTAGAACCTACGGCATATGCACTAAAGTTTCCACTAGTCCTTGCTGTTAGGTTGGCACGAACTTTGTCGTATGCTCCGTTGTTTTGATATAAAACCTTTGTACCTGCACCTCCGAAAATTTCTTCATGCAAATCAAACCATTCACCTCCAACGTAAGCTTGGATTTTTAATGTTCCAGCACCAGTAGCTTTTAAGAAAAACGTAAGACCTTTTAAAGAACTTACATTAAAAGAACCTCCATCACCTGTTGAAGTTGCGTCAGCTAATAGCTGTATTTCGGTAATTGATTGTATTGCCATGATTATTAATAGTTTACGCCCGAACCTTTTGGTCCTGCTTGTGTTCCAGTACTTCCGATACGCAAGGATGAAAGACCTTTACGCTTTCTTTTTACCTTAGCTGCTGTAGTACCTTTGCTTCCACTTCCTTTTGCCATCCGTAAAGATGCCATCTCAAGAGGTGGAGGTGGAGGTTCTGCTGGAGGAGGGGGTGGAGGTGGAGTTCTGCCGCCAAAACACATAATTAATCCTTTTGAAGAGTGGTTAGATTTTGATCATTATATTTAGATTCAATAAAGTCAACAAGACTACGTTTACCTGCTTCAAACCAAATTTTCCTTTCGGTCCATTCGATCTCAGGAAACCTTTGTGGAACAAGCTCATTGAGCCTGTCCACAAGGTCTTTTGAAATGTCTGGGAAATCAGAAGGCATCTTCAATTTTTCCTGTTACAGTCTTAGTTATCTTTGCGTACCTTTCCTTTTGTTCTGGAGTGTACGATCTAGGTAACCATAGTCTTTCTATTTCTTTCTTTTCTATGTTATACTCATCGACTCTAAGAAGTCGTGCCATCCAGCCTGTCATTATTGCATAATCTTCTGTCAAGCCTTTTGATTCATATAGTTGACTTACTGTTTTCCATGAGTAACCAAACTTGTCAAGATGCTTTTTAGCTGTCTTAACTCCCCATCCTTCTATTCCTTTGTATCCGTCAATCGAATCTCCAGCTATACATTGGATAAGGTGAAAGCGTTCAGCATCTAGTATATCTCTAGTAACGTACTCTTGCTTTCTGTAGTTGTACCAGTCAACAGGAACTCCATTGAAGTCCTTATCTATACTGACAATTATCTTAACTTCATCCTTATCTGTTTTATCTGTAGCTAGAATAGATAATACATCATCTGCTTCAAGGTAATCCCAACAATGACTCTCCCACTTTTCGGACATCCATTCCTTGAGTGGTTTAAGTAGGATAGGTCTAAAGCCTCCCTTCCTGTTAGACTTGTAGTCTGGGTTTAGAATCTTTCGGAAGTTCTGAGAGTGACTAAAAGCTAGGACTGTCTTGTCTGCCTTTAGTACCTTCTGTATCTCTGCGATCTTGTTAGACAGATGTGTCTTAGCTAGAGCAGAGTCACCATGTACAGTCCATAGTTCATCGTCCCATTGTATTACCTCCTGTCCTACGAATGCAGCTTCAAAGGCTAATACATCTCCGTCAATTAATATTGTTGTTTTCATTAGTGTGTTTCTTTCCAGTTGTTACCGATTATACAAAGTCCATCTAGTGGACACTTCATTCCCAATTCCCCTCCTGCATCTACAATAGCTTGTACTGATCTATGTTTATACACTTCAGCTAACTCAGGTTTGATCTCTGCTTGGAACTCATCGTGTATGTTAGCTACAAAAGCCCACTCTCTACCAAGAACCCAACCAAGGCTGGATAAGCTACGATATAGGTTGATGAGTGCGGTCTTCATAACAACAGCCCCACAAGATTGAAGGAGTGTGTTGAGAGCTGCGTGTTCACTACGGATAGGCAAGCGTCTACCATCAATACCCCTAAGTACACCTGTCTTCTTTACTCTTACTTCTATCTGTTGCTTGAGTCGTTTGAGTGCAGGTATGCTGTTGAGGAAACGTTCTTTGAGTTCTCTACCTTCAGACGCTGATCCATTAACAATGTTACCAATCTTAGCATCACCAGCACCATAAAGGAATGCATAGATAAATGTCTTGGCTTGATCTCTATCGTTTAGTCCAGCAGCTTCTTGGTTGATGGTATGTATGTCACCTTGTACAAGTTGATGAGCGTAGTCACCTCCGTCATAGTAGGATAGGTAGTGTGCAAGACAACGTAGTTCTAAGCCACTTGCATCTGTACCAGCTAGGACGTAACCATCTCCAGCCTTGAACAACTCCCTACACTCTGCTCCATACTCAGCACGAACAGCAGGGACTTGAGCAATGTTAGGATGACTGTGAGTACAACGTCCAGTAACAGCACCATTGGTATTAACCTTACCATGTATACGTCCATCCTTTACGTTGTTTATCCATCCCTGTTTACCTTCAGCTAGATGACCTAATCGTTTGGTAACCAGTAGATACTCAAGCAGTTTTTCAGCACAAGGATGTTTAATCTCTTTTAGTATGGGTTCATCAATCTTAGGAGTTACTCCATCAGAATGAAACATCTTAGGTTTCCATCCTAACTGCATCAAACGTTCTGCGATCTGTTGTCTTGAGCTAGGATTGAATGGTATTATCTTTTGTTTGTTACCTGTCTTTTCAGCAGAGTTAACAAGAACCTGCTTCATGCCATTGTCCTTGAGGAGCAACTTGAGCTTGGCTTTTGTCTCTGCCTCTAACTCAAGTTCTTTACCATCCTTATCTTTGACTTGTATTTTCCATCCAGCAGCACTCTTCATGTTCTCAACAGTAGGCTTGAACAAGGATTGTAATTCATCCTTTATCTTACCTCGTTTAGACATGAGCTTTGCGATCAGTTGTTCTGCTTTACGTTCGTCGAATGCAAAACCTCTCATCTCTTGTTGACGGATCAGGTTGGCGAATGCGTGTTCAATCCATCGTACTTCATCTGGTATGGAGCATTCCTCATGCAAGAACATCCACAACGCAAAGGTAACCATGACATCTAGTTCGCAGTAGTTACGCATATCGTCGTTGAACGAATCCCATGCTCCATCTTCCTTTCCATACTCACCTTTGAATACGCCTAGTCTGTAACCCCAAGCTTCAAGAGAGTGACTACCATATAAACGTTTTGGTGTTGGTAGTATTTCATCAGGATTATCTGGATCAGATTCTTTGTTGTGATACTTATTATCACGAAGATCATCTGCCATTATGTCTGGGCATTCTACCCTTGCCATCACCAGAGTGTCATAGACCTTTCCTCTAGGGGCAAACTTGTACAACTTTTTGAGAACTGGAATATCAAAACCAATAACATTGTGTCCGATAATCTCGTCAGCTTGCTCAAGCTTTTGTATTCCCCTGTTGAGTGAGTCACCAGTAAACGTATACATTGATGGTTTCTCAGGATCATACATACTTATGCAATGAACCTTGATATCATCAGACAGTCTTGCGAAGTCTGTGATCTCTGTTGTTTCTATGTCGAAGAATAATCTAGTCATTTAGCTGCTCCTCCTCTGGGCTTAACCATGCATTTTCGTGAAGTAGCTGACCAATGATCCCGTAGTTGGCAAGATCGATCCAGCTATCTAGTATGGACTCATGGTTGGGTTCTCCTTCGTTCTTGAGAAACAGGTTCATCAAACGATTGACCTTATCTCCTGCTCTGAATGCGACCCCAAGTTGTGGGTGAGGATTACCGCAGATGTTGTAAGGCCCATAGTCCTGCTGCTTCTTATCAAACACTTTTATATTCTCCATGAATACTTGAAGTGCCATGTGTGCTTGATATGTCTTTAGTTCTTTTATCTTTATTTCGTTTACGTGTTTTAGGTTTAGTTCTTTCATTTGTTTTGTGGGTTAGAATGGGTTGTCTAGTTCTTCTGGTTCGTCTTCTGGTTCATTGTAATCATTAAGTCTACCTGTCTCTTTATCGAATAGGAGTGAACCAGCTAAACCAGTTTCTCCACTAAACCTATTCTTGAGTACACGTATCCTTGATATGTTTGCGTTCTCCTCATCCTGTTGGTTGCGCTCCATACTGATAACGAAGTCAGACAACTGAGCTATACCAGCAGAACCTCTGAGTTGACTAAGGGATGTTGTTCCACCTTCTTCATGTCCTCTACCTTCTGGTCTACGTAGATGACTGACTACAATCATACCACATCCTGTCTCCTCAACTAAGGTACGTAGTCTAGTCATGGTGTTGTCAATGATCCTTCTTTCATTACCATCTTCAAAACCACTAACAACAATTGACAGGTGATCAAGTATAATCCAGTTACAATCGTAACCTTTACACAAGTACTTGATCTTACCTAGCAGATTGTCGGAGTCTGTTGACCCGAAGTGATCGTAAGTGTAGAACCTACCATTGCCTATCGTCTCATCGAATGCGTCCTTCAAGGAGTCAAGCTCAACGTTCTCCTTCAGATGTAACTGCTCACCAACGTGCAGACCCATAATGCCTAGTCCAGTTCTGCGAACGCTTTCTTCAAGAGCTATGTAACCTACTGACTCTCCTTGTAGCAAAAGGTTCAAACAAATCTCCTTACATAACAGAGACTTACCGATACCACTACCTGCTGTAACTGTTACCAGTTCACCTAGTCTCATGCCTCTTGTCTTAGCATTGAGCTTGGCATACGGATAAGGTACGGACTTCTGCTTGGTGTTTTCTTTTAGCTTACTCCATAGATCATCTGATCCAAGTATGCCATCAGGTCTGAACTCTCTAGCATTCCAACTAGCTTGGATAAGTTCTTCGTTCCTGTTGGCAGTAAGCATATCGTTAGCATCCTTGAGAGGAAGTGTTGCGATCTTTGCCTTACCGATTGATAGGAGTGATGCACATTCCTTTGAAGCTTTCTTACCTACGTCATCACTATCAAACATGAAGACAACAGAATCGAAAGTCTCAAGCCAATCCAGATGCCTAGCTACAGACTTCTTTGCTCCTGCTGCTCCATTGGATACACTTACTACGGGCCACTTGTTATCCATTGCTTGGCTCATAGATAGAGCATCGATCTCGCCTTCTGTAACGACTACTCGTTTGCCTCCTTCTTTCCAGAGGTGCATACCATAAAGACCTACGAGTTCACCTCTGATAGAGAATCGTTTATCTTGGTATCGTATTTTCTGACCAACAAGTTTACCATCCACATCCTTGTAGTTGGCAATCTGTACTGGTTCTTTGTTTAGCATTGCTACTTGGTAGTTCCACTTTTCGCAGGTATCCTGAGTTAATCCTCGCTTGGCAAGGGTCGCAGGTTTACCTTGTACGAATGATTGAGTCATTGTATTCTTCTTTCTTGGTTGGAGTTTTATTTCTTCTCTTTCTGATTTACTGTATGCCCGACAACTAAAGCAGTAAGAACTGCCATCATCATTTATTGATCTAGCGTCAGAACTCCCACAGTCGGGACATTGCTGGTGCGTTTTAATGAAACCCATGATTTAGGTATTACTTTGTCACACCACTTTATTCCTTTCTTGTCACACCACGCTGCATAGGTTGTCTTTGATCCCTTTCTGATTTTGAGAAGAGGGTTCTGAAAGCACAATCTAATATCCAAATCAGGATGACACTTCCGCACAAGAAGATGTTTAGTCCTGTCTTCAGAATACCAGATTCCTTTTGCTTCGATGATGATTCCATTTGGTAGGATAAAGTCAGGTGTGTAGGTTGCTGGTTTAGTATATTCAATACGAAGGGATTCGAAGCTAAAGGCCGCCCCAACATTTTCCAGTTGCAAGGCGACCTTTGCTTCAAACCCAGAACGATATCGTCCTGTTCTTTTAGAAGTTGGCGAGTACGTCCTCCTCGACTTCTTCTTCCTCATCCTGTTCGTTGTCTTCTGATAGTTGCGAGTCGAATGTTTCTCCACCATGTACGTATCCTTCTTCTGCACTAAACCCATGATCAATACCATTAGGTGTATAGTCTGCCATTTCTAGGACTTGTACAGCATGGAGTTGTAGAGTGCAACCAAAACCTAGGCTAGGTACGAACCAGAAGTTAGGTCTGATGCTCATCTTCAAGCGACTGCCTCCACCAATGATGGACATATCTGATGTCGGAATGCGTTGACCTGATGCGTCATACTTAGCTATCTGATTCTCTAGTTTGTTGCCCTCTCTATCGATCCATACAGCTTTACGTTTGCTCTTGACGATGTGGTTACCCTCACCATCTACATCAAACGGAAGCGGATGAATCTTTAGTTTCTTCTTACCCTGTTCTTGGCAATGGACCTTGTACTCAACATCGGCAATCTCTTGGATTGTTTTTTCGAGATGTTGGAAATCTTTTTTATCCAAGATCAGGTTACATCTGTATTCTCCATCTGGATCGAACTTAGTATCAGGGGTGTTGACCCTTGGGTATTGAGCGATGCCAGCAGGAGTTACGATTAGTGGTTGTTTATCTCGTTTCATTCTTTCTTGTTTAGTTTGTGGTTAACTGAAGAAGTACAAGCTATCAAGTACATCTTCTATTTCTAAATCACCAAGTTTGAAGTCGCTTGGTAATTCATTTGAAAAGACTTTTAGTGACTCTTTAAAATCTGTCAAGAGGTTTCTTTGAAATATTTTTACAAAGACATATCGGAGGGTATCGGATAACTGCTGACACTTGGTTGAGTGTGTTCCGTAGCTATCATGTACCATGCTCAGACTATCAAGTTTAAATCGTTTACATTCTATTGCAGTAAGGTGTACAGCAGCAGCATCAATAGCATGAACGAAGTTAGGACTGATGCCGTTTGTCTGTCTGTTCTTGTCAAGGTTGGGAGTGTCTTCTTTGTATGATATACCCACACTACACTCAGTCAGTACAGTTCTAACCATGTGACTCTTGCCTCCTCTGTAGTGTTGCTTAACAGGTAAACCAGATGGACTCATCCACTCAGCGTGTTGGTTAACTTCGTTTAGTTTCCTTACACATTTCTGTAGCCACTTCATTACCTGATCAGGTTTCTTGAGTATCTCATTCATGGATTCCCACACGATGTTACTCAGGTATTGTGAAGCTAGGAATCTTTCTGTTGGAAATGGATCAGCTACATTCTCTTTGATTACCTTGTCATTGTACCATTCATCTATGTAAGCACGGCAACTGTATCTTGTACCTCCATATGGTTTAACCATGACAGGTCGCTTGCAAGTCTTGCGATCAATGCCGAAGTCAAGCCAAGCTTTTGCAATGGGATCATTCTTTTGTTCTAACTTTTCTTTTACTCTGTTAGCTACATATCCATATAAATCTTCTGGTTTGTCAGTCGGTATTACGTTAGTAGCTTTTGCTCCTTCTTTATCTTTAGCTAGTAAACTTAATATCTGAATACCATTGTTTGATGCATCCATCTGGCAGGGTAGGTAGGTCTTGTATCCTCTTCCCCCTGCATCCATTAGTCCTCCCCACTCAAAGCAGAAGGCAAGGAACTGCCAAGGATCATCCGCATCAGTCCACCAGACATTTGCATATGGGTCTTTGTAGACTTGGTATATCTCATTCTTGTTTTCGTTTACCCAATCTACTCTATGAGCCAGCGTTAGCTTATCCACTCCCCAGCAGTTTGCTCCATGTATTGCCAACCATTTTGCATCGTCAGCATTCCAGATTGTTTCTGATTTAGAAAATAGAAGTAAGCTTTTACCCAAGTCTGTTCCTTGTGGAGTCAGGTAGTGTGGTATGGGATAGACTCTCCCTCTGAAATCTAATTGTGATGGGAAGTATATACTAGGCTCATCCTTAAATTTCCTTGCAAGAGTAAGAGTCTTTACTACCTGCAATCGTTGACTCTGTAAGGATAGGTTCCTGTCATGTATCCTTGCTGCCTGTCTCTTCCAATCTTTCTTCTCTTCATCGTCACCATTCTCTGGATACTTCGGTATCGGGTAGTCCTCACGTTGAGGCATATCACCTACCAGTATACTATCGTTCCAGAATGAATCCATCACATCAAGCACTCGTTTGTTTACCTTGAATGGAGTCTGCTGTATATGATTCAGACCTTCGACCACATCCTTCATCTTCTCAAAGTCAAGTGATCTGAGGTAGTCCATGTCGTAGGTCTTCACGATGCTCTGAGGAGGTAGTCTCTGGTTTGTTCCTGTTGTATATCCACCTCGCCACACTCCCTCCCAATCATTTGGTTTCTCCACCATCGGCATCCACATGGGAGTAAGGAGTTCTGAGCTTTCGTTGTAGTCGTTTATCCACGTAAATAATTCCTCAGTAGGTTGTACGTAGTACTTGGTCTTACATCCTTCCGAAGCTCTTGCGAACTTGATCAAGTGGGTAGAGTTCCTAATCATTTCTAAGAACCAGCTTCCCATCAGAACCTTCGTCTTCCTACACCAGTTGGTCCATGCTTTGATGTTACCCTTCTCCACCTCACCATGCTCATGTCTAAGGTAGGTCTGCCAGTTCCTCTTGTACCCATGACCTGCTGACCTGTTACGTTTGACATCCCGATCAGCGTGTCTGAATACCTCTGGATAGTTGTCCTTCATCCATTGATACCGACACTCATCTTGGATCAGGTTGGAGATAGCAACAGCAGCTTTGAGCATGGTCTTCCTACTGCTGATAGAATCCAGAACAGACTTGAGTGCTATGTAGGTTAACGTATCTATTGAATAGTCCCAGATGTTAGGCATCCAAGCAGGTACGGATTGACGATGCTTCTTATGGTAGTCAACACTACGTTTAACATCATCGATCAACCTTGGTACAGTAGCTCTTAAAAGTCTTGCACCATAGGGAGCATCTGTTTCTTGTGACCTCTCTTTAGCTGACTGTACTTTACCTCGGTATCTAGCGATACCTCCCTCTACCATCTCACGATTCAGATCGTCTTGCCTCATGTTGTTGTCCCTCTTGGATGTACTCTATGACTAGGTTCATGGTCAACAATAAAAATAATTTAACTTTTTTGGTTGACAGGGTTGAAGACCCTTTATAAAAGTCTTTTAAGAAGTTTGGTGATATATAATTATTATAATACATTACCCTTAAAAAGCTTTTTAAAAGAAGATGTCCCAGTTGTCCTTGTATCTTGTCCATTGGGAACGACTCCCCTCTTGAGGGTAGAAGGCAAAGGACTTTTGATTGCTGCACTTTACCATAGGTAACAGATACCAACAGTCGATAGGCTGAAGATAAACTGCTAGGATATCAACGTCCTTCGCAGATAGTCTTTCCTTCTTCGGTCCAGTTCCAACAACAACCTTGAACCTATGTTCACCTCGTCGGACTGTTGTTGTTTTAACTTGGACTCTGAAGTGCTTACCTGCTGGATTCCCAATGAGAATATCCGTTGTACTGTAATCCCCGATAGGGGTGTAGACATCAAGACCCTTCTTCAATGCTTCAACAACAAAGCAATACTCACCTATCGTACCAGCTTTTTTGTTTAGCATGACCCCAAAACGTGTGGATTGGCATACGATTTTTTCTTTCCAGCTCGCAACCTTTGTTTATATCTTTCTGGGTTTGTCTCTTTATGGTGCTTACCAGACCAGAAGTAGCTGTATCCTTCGTCAACATACTTCTTAGTTTCGATACACCATTTTAGTGAGTACCCTATGTCTTCACCTTGTTTTACTAAATCGTTTGGCATTTTGTATAGCTCTCCTTAATTGTTTCTTTGCTTCTGGTGTTGGAATACTCTCAAGTTCCTTCTCCAGTTGCAGGATTAGTTGTTTTATTTCTTCTTTCATCTTGTTAAGTAGGCAACGGACATCAGCGTTAGGAAACTGATCATTGCCAATGCGTATATTGTTGTGATTTCCATAGAACTTGGTACGTTAGAAAGCATCATAGGTTTTGGTTTGTGGTTGGTAAACTTTAATAATCTTTTCAACAGTTATAAAACGACTGAAGCAGACAGGACACTTACGCATCCTGCCCACTTCACCATCGTTTAGATCACGGACACAAGGATGACTCCGCTCAACGAACGAAGCATCCCTGCTATCCATAACCTTCGTCCTTGCGTTACACTTTGGACAATTCACAACCAATTATGAATAAGATTCAATGATCTTGCTGAAGCTTACATCTTGTGGTTCAACTTCTGCATATCCCAAGTAAGAGGAGTAATTGTCCTCAATATGAGACTCAAAGGCGTTGTTAATATGCCTTGATCGGATTGCCTTTTGAGGATTTGAATCCGACTTGAGCAGTTCGGTGTAGGCATTATGTGCTGCCCATATAGTGTTGGCTGGGAACTCCTCATGTGGAGGCTCTTGGGTAAGCTTTACCAACTCCTCAAATTTATCTTTCGGAAGGACTGCCTCTTCGATTCTTGAGTTGATATCGTACACCATAGAAGGTGCTTCATATCTTGTCACAGGTTGGCAAGCTTGTAGCATCTGGATAAACTTCTCAAGTTCAGCGAACTCCTCAAGGATATCTTGGAACTTCCAGAAGACAGATTTGTATAGGTCTTCCCCTATTTGCTTAGTGTGTTTTTTGGAAAACGGCTTAGTGTCTCCCTTGAATACCCCATTGGAGCAAACCATTAAGACAAGAGCAACGATGTACTGGAGGGAGAACCTCTGATCGTTGGAGTTGCGAATTCCAATCAAGCGTCGATGTCCTCCACTACCCTCAAGGGTTAGTTTCATGAGGCATTGGTCTACAACTTTCTTTCCACTCAAGCTATGCTGTACCCATATTTCCTCATTCGAGGTTTTTAAATTGTACATACCAAGCGTCCTTTGAATGACTTGGTATGCTTCGATATGAGGCAAACAATGATGCCGTGGTCCTTGCGGATCAGGCGTTACCATGTTAGCTAGTTGTTCGGTGTCCACTTGTTGCCAAGGGACTCTGATCTTACGAGGTTTTGCGGTTGTTACTGATGTATGTGTTACTTCTGTCATTGTATTTTCTTTCTTAGTTTTGGTTGTGTAGATAAAGAGAGATACCGATGGTAACTCCCCAGTAAAATATAATTCCTAGTTCTATCATTTTAATGCTCCTTGTATGTGACTGTTTCTCCCTTTGTCCAACACTTTCTACAGTCTCCGCAACTGTTACCTTGATCAGGTGCTGGACAGTTGTATTCAGTTGTACTTACAGCACTCGTCTCAACCATTAACTTCTCTGCTAGGGAAGCTGGTCCATCGACGTTTACCTTATGTGCTGACAATCTTATTATTAAGTTATCGGGAATGATTCCCTTGTACTCTTGTACTGTTCTGTACTCTCTTGTTGGTAACCAAAATTTGATATGTGGTAGGTTACGTGCTATCTGGCATATCTTTTCTAAGTGTTCAACGTTCTGTAAGTCTCCGCTATCGTGCCATCTAAAGTATCCTGACTTCTCCTTTTTGTTTATGAGTTCTGTCATATCTTCTACCCAAGTTGGGCTATGCATAACAGCGTTGAATCTTTTCTCCATTGCTGCTTGCACATTCGGGAATACATATCTTCCCTTCAATGCATAGCAGTTAGAACATACAGTTCCTTTCCTCTTTGCTAGAATGCTACCTATCTTGCAATGAATAGCAGGTATCGAGTACCCATGACAAGGCATTTTTGAAGGATTGGAAAGAGTTCCTGTTCTCTCTTGTATTTGTTTTATTGTCATAATCTTTTAGCTGAATTGTACATTTCCATTGCTTGATCAATGCCAGATATATCATTGTACTTTACAATATATCCCATCTTTTTATTGGGGTTCCACTCCTTGGGTGAGGGCCAGATAATAATGTGGCAAGGGACTGGTTCCGCAAGTTGAGGTAAGAGCATCTGCCCTATATATACACCAGTTCCACAAGGAGGATCATCTACCCATGTAGGGATATCAAACCCCATTAGTCTTTCAGCCTCTCCATGTACGTATAGTGTCACATCTGGATTATTGGGCCTAGGTTTCCCTAGTGATTTGTAGAATGGTCGATGGTTAGTTCCCTGACTGAGGATGTCCCCGTGATTTTGGTCTGAGAACCTGTATTTAGTTGGTTTCATTTATCTTTTTCTCTTTCCTTTTTAGTATTATTTGTGCATTAGTTATTCCTTTTTCTATACCGAAGGTATCGGTTAACCTCTTGAATGTACTCCAACTAATTGTGTTGGGCGGTATCTCTTCCTTCCATTGACGATATCTTTCTTTAGCTTTAGCGTCCATATAAACGATCCCTTCTTTTCCATGCTTTGTTTCCTCTACCTCTATACTCAGAAGTAAACTTGTCATTATAAATTGCAGACTCTATGAGAGACGCAACTTCCATCTTCCCCTCTTTCCTATACCTGAGCATAAGATTGAGCCGCCAGAGGTAGTCATTGTATTCTATTTGTTTAGTCATATTTGGTTTCTCGCTTCCATTTTCTTCTTTACCAGTTTATCTTCCCATTCCTTTCCATACGCTTGGCAACGTATCATTACTGAAGATATTTCTCCTTTAGTTTGGAATGCTAGTACGTCATCGTATGCATTCAAAGGAACATAATCATTGTTGGGATTGAACAACGCACACTCAAACGTCTCTTTGAATGCTTCTCCGTATGCCGTTCCTCTAGGATACTTTAAAGAGGTTACGACGGATATTTCATATCCATTTGCAAACTTTTGCCTAGCACTCAAGGTTTCCCCATCGTGTATGATCTTAAAGTTTAGATCGTTATAGTCGTATACCTTACTCATCCTTTGAATCCTCCTTCTGCTTTGTAGTAAACGTCTTCGTCTGTCCAATCGTCCTTGTATATAGCTCCTATACTTTCAAGGTATTTTATTTCTGCTTTGTTATGATTAACAGTCCATGAATGTATCCACAAACCATGCTCTGAGTTGCGAATGGTATTTAGGATGTCTTTTAGTAATGGGATGTGTTTTAGTAGTGTTTCGTCTTTTTCCATTTTCTTTTATTAGTTAGGTGAAATTCTTAGGGACATAGCAGGGTCAATGTTATTCCTACTATGCCCCAAGTTTGTATATCAACAGGCATCTTATCACTACCTATTGATAGCGGTTGATCCGAACTAAAAAGAATCCTTTTCTATACGTGCTATTGTATAGGGTAATATTATTTATAGACAGGAAGAGATATCGTTATATACATCTATCGGTCTTGTGTACACAACCTTGATCGACACGCTCATTACCAGAGTTGCTTCTGTCTCATATATATGATCGAAACGAATTGAACGTTTGTCCTTCATATACGTTTTATATAGCGACACCCAGATGCATCTCCCGTATTCGCATTATATGCCCGAAGGTTTTATTTCAGTTGACAGGGTGTCGCTTTGTACAAATCTCCCTCACGCTCACTTGCCAGCAAGCTTTGAAAAATTTGAACACAACTTTGCATACAGGTATACCCCTGCGCCTTGCTCCAGTTGTCGGAGGTTCGCAATATGACCCATGCCACAAGATCATTCAGACCGCATCCAACGTACTTTCAGATCGTTACTCCTAGGCTACCTAGCGTCAACCAAGTCCCTGCTTTCTCTTTCTTACTATTTCCTAATGGGATTTCCGACTAGCGGATATGTGGATATCTTATGCTCTCTTCAAGCCCACTTGGATTTTTGGTCTGGCTATGTCAATAAAGTGTCTTCTTATCAGCTTAACGTTTGTCGCTTGTAAAGTCTCGCCCCTCCCTACTTTAGTTCGGTGAATAACGGGGCTGAGATAAGTTAGATCTTTGCAAAGGTTTCGTTTACCTGTTGCTTTTTCCTGTTGTAGCTTCCCTCCACATTGGAGAACCTCTTGCTCTTACGGAGTTCCGCACGTTGACCTTCTGGTAGGTTCGAGTAGCAAATCTCAATAAGTTGGTTGCAATGTTTCTTTTGCGTTGGGGTCAAGTTTGATTCGTCAAGTTCCCTATCAGTCTCTTCGAAGTTCAGAAAGCATTCCCCGTAGGTTGTAACAACAATATTAGTCCCATTAAGGAAAATCTGCATATCTCCAAGCTTGAATTTGAGAGTCTTAATCGTCTTTTCGCAATCTTCAACTTGCTTGACGAGGTTTTTATTCTCACCTTGCAAGGTTGCAATAAATGCGAGAAGTTCAGACTTTGACATATTTTTAACGTTTTTCATTTTATTACTTTCTTATCTTTTGGGTTAGTGAATTGTGCAAGTTGCACGTTTCGAAAAATTTGAAAGCGATTTAAAAAACGTTAAGCTGATTGATTCCTTTCCAGTTGAAGTTAAAATTGAATAATCGAAACTTGCTGGAAAAGATTAAATCCGTCAACAATTATTTTCAACTTTCTTCAAATTTGAGTCTATTAGTGGGCTGAGAGCTGAAAGTTTTTTCAAATCCCAGTAATAGATTCAAAGAGGTTTCAACGTAGGACCAAAAAACGATAGCAAACTCAATCGCATTGAATACATTTACTAGCATTTTCAAATCCCTACGAGAAAAGCCTTAAGCGAATAAGCCTAGCAAGATCATTCGGAAAAGATTTGGGTAAGCTCTCGACGAATTCGACTTTTTTGGGGACAGACCCTATTTCTTCCCTTAGATATTTCTTTAATGACAGGCCCACGCCTAACTTTCCAATAGCATAATAAAGTTACACGTGCGAAAGGGGGAAAATGTCGTCCTAGCTATATACGATCACCCCTTCAGAAATTTTTACCAAAACTTTTCAGTAAAGCTTTTTCTTTTTCTTTGTCGGTCTTTTGTAAGGCTTAGTCTTCATCGGTATCGTTTAGTAATCTTTGCGACAGATTTAGGTTGTTTAGAAAATTGTTTACCCTTCTTGAGGTCTATTCGTTTCTTTGCAGAAGTAGCTTTGTACTGTCCACTTGATAAGGCTTTACGTGCTTTCTCTGGTAAGTATCTTTCACCTGTTGCCTTTGGACCTTGAGTAGAAGGTTTACCTGATTTAGTTCCCCACTTCTCTTTAGTCCATTTAGTAAGACTCTTTTGTTTTTTAGTCTTTGATCCAGTATAACCACCTCCTGCTTTTTTATATGCTAGTGCTAATAGTTGTGCTTTTCTAGCTGACCATTGTCCAGCCTTACCACCTTTAGTTCCTGCCTTTATACGAGCAAGGAGACGTTTACGCATAGAACCTTTTGTATATGCCATCTTAACTTCCTTTCTTCCACTTCTTGCTAGGTGATTTAGTTTTACTAGGTGACCACTTAGCTTTGTCTGCCCAATAAGCAGCACTCATCTTACCTTTGGCAATGTTCTTACGATGTCTACTTTTGAAAGCTTTACGTTGTCCTACTGTTTGATTGGTCTTTACACCTTGTTGACCGAATCGAATTGTCTTAACTTTACCACCTGATTTAGCTACTACAATGTGAGATTTGGTAGGATGGCTAGGAGTACGTTTAGTTTTGTTATATCCACTTACTCCAGCACGTTTTAGTCTTGGGTCTGCTTTCATAGTTTTAGATTCATATAGTTGGTTAACTTACGTCCATTTCCACATATCTACTTTATGAGGTATATTAAACGCAGCACGTTTGAACTTTTCAAGTTCTTCATCAATTAGTTCCTCTTTACGTTCGTTGATCTTCTGATCTACATCTTGACTCATTTGTTCTACCCAATAGTTAACAGCAATAGCAAGAGCATCTAGTCTGTCATCTTGTAGTAGAGCAGATCGATGATTAGTTATTCTGGATAATTGATAGATTAACATATACCTAGCTTGTCTTTCAGTTGGATAGGATAATGCTGATTGATAATCGTTACGAATAACCTTTGGGTCTATGATCAGTTTATGTTGGTTAAGGACAGGTTCTAGTGTGTCAACAATACGTTTTTCCTTTTGGATACTTTGTCTAACTTCTGAAATGGTACATGGATGTATTGTTCTTAGTATAGGTTTGAAGAGTTCAGCGAACATACCATCACCCATATTAGACTCTATAACTATTTCGTTAACCTTATAAGTCTTTGCAATGCTTGCTAGTTGTTTGAGTGTTTGTTCATCATATCCACCTTTAAGTCCTCCAGAGTCAGGAACAAATAGTTGACCATTAAGCATCTTAACGACTGAGTAAGCTGTTTCATCCTTACCTCTACCAGATGGGTCAATAGACATAACAGAACCAGTATAAGGAATCATGTCTCCTACAACTTGGAAAGGTCTAAAGAAACGATCTCCGTTAAAGCCTACGTTTGGTAAATCGGTTATAGCTAAATCAGGAGATGATGCCCATACAAGTTTCTCAGGTGCTACATCTTTATCAATATCCATTACGATTAGATCGTTTAGTTTTAATGGATATCTATCTTCATCACTCAGTCTAGGATTCAACATGAACTGAAGAGAGTAACCAGAACGACCATAAGAAAGTTTCCTTTCCTCCAGATCATTCATACTAAACCTTGTAGGTTCTGTTGAACTTCCTATCAGTCCTTCGTTTTCAGATTCCTTACTAATGATTTCAGCTAGGTCGTTACCATATAGATCATTAGCTTGTTTTTCTGTTACATATTCACTAGGCCAAATTCTAGAACTATAACCTCTACCCCTTAGTTTATTATAGATAGAATCTTCACATTGAGGAGTACCTAGAAACAATACCTTTGAAGAGTCTAGAGGTTTTAGAATAGCTTCAAACTCTTTTACTTGTTCATCAAGTTTATCCCTCATTCCCTGAGTCTGAGAGTTGTTAGGTACTTCAATATCGTCAGCTACAATAACATCAGCACGACTACCTGTTAACTGAGATGTTATACCTAGACTCTTTACAGATGGTGCATGAGCAGGAGGAGCAAGACCTACATCAAAAGATACCTTACTAAACCTCTGACCATCTTTAGGAAGTAAACCATTTAACATAGGTATCTCACGAATAATCCTAAGAGTAAACGTTGAGAAGTCATCTGATCTACTTTTAGAAGCTGAGACTACTAAGAAGTTTTTGGATGGGTCTAACAGAAGTTGATGAACTACAAAAGCAGAACATATCCAACTTTTACCTACTCCACGAAATGCCATTACAATAGAGCGTTTAGGCCCATACTGCATATATTCGGCTATGTCGTATTGTATAGGTGTAGGGTTTGGTAGATTAAGATGCTTCCATACTACAAAGAGAAAGTTACGGAAGTCTTTAAGTTGTTCATCTATCATTGAGTTTGTCTAACAGCCTCTGGATCAGGGTCTTCAAATGGCAGTAGATCAGCAAGCTTTCCTAGTGGTGTACCTTGTTCTGTTAGACTGATAATATCGTTATCCTTCAGTAACTGCCTAGCACCATTTAGGATTGCAGCATTATACTCCCCAGTATCGTTCATTTCACTTATAGCAGACGAATAAGTCTCCGTAACTTGAACTTGTAGTTTTTCTAGTTGTTCTCGTTTCATCAATTGTTATTCCTCATTATTAGTTCTAAAAGCCTATCAAGCTTATCGTTCATAGCTTCAAGCTTTTGTTCTAGACCATGCATACGTTTTTCAACGGATAGGTCACGTTCGTGTTGAGCAGCTAATTCGACTTCAATCTTTGTCAAACGCTTTTCATCGCTATCTAGTCGGTCGCTAAACTTCTTACCGATCCAACCGAATACCCCTAGAACAACAGCAAGAATACTGTCAAGGAAGTGTGAGATTTGTTCTGCCATTGGTTCCATTATGATATTAGTACTCTTATGTATCCGTTTCCGTTTCCGTTAGTTAATCCTCCACTACTTGCCCACGAATACATTCCACCTAGAGGTGAATTACTGGAGTGTTCCACAACTGTAGAAAAATCTCCAGTCCATAGTCTTAATACCCTAGTACTTTCTTTATAATTTATAAATACTCCTACAGTATTTGTATTAGAATCATCTCTACCACCAGCATTAATACCAATAGGTCTTACAATTTCCGCAAGAGATTCTCCACTACTCGCATCTGTTCCGCTAGTAAACTTATGCCAAACATGAATTTTAAAAGGAAAATAACTTGCTATAGTAGTACTTAAAGTTGTCGTGTACAGTTTGTTAGAGTAAATAGAATAATTTTGACCAACTCCATCCCATAATTGATTGACCCATCCACTATCATAAACATAACGTTGAGTTACACTATCTACATATCCCTTGGTTGCTACATCTGTAGAACTAGTGGGACTTGATGAAAGACTTTCATTTTCCCATTTAGATGTACTTGAGTTATACCTAAGTATATCTGAATTAGAAAGCGAAGTTATATTAACATTTCCTAAATCGTCTATGTTATCTGTTTTACCATCTACGTAACCTTTGGTAACTAAATCCGTAGATAAGGTTGGAGTGCCAATAGTAATGTTGCCTTCTTTAGATTCCTGACAGGCAAACAGATTATGTTGATATGCGTTATCAAGTTGTTCTGCGGTTAACACACTACCATCTTGAAAGTCTACAAATTCTGTACCCTGCGGATATAAGTCATTATTTACTCCAGTACTTCTTCTAGTTATCCTAACTAATGTACCTTGCGAAACAGGAGTGTTTAATACAACATTGTTTCCGCTTATGGTAAAGAAAGTAGGATTAGACAGTACTGTGTATTGATTGCCTCCTACACTAACAACAACGTGTTTACTTTCTAGATATGGAAAGGGTATGTTGTATTGTCCTGCTTGCGCCCCACCTGTTGCTTGAGCGGAACTTGTTGTGTGATCTACGTATGTAATTGCCATTGTTATTTCAAAGGTATGATTGATTCTAGTTTAGGTGAAAATTTAGGATCACTTAGATCGTTTCCGTCTTTATCCTTAAATTTACTTCCGTTTTTTCTGATGAAATCTTCAAATGATCTTTTTTCATAATCGTTAATTATTTTTCCTA